AAGAGGTAGTATGTGCGAACTTGACGTCCTTTGGGCGGAGTTTGATGCTTTTGAAGCTTCAGAAAAACCCAAACAAGAAATAAAACAAACACTGAATCATCATTTGTGTTCAGAATGTAATTCTATAAAATTATTCTCACCTGAAGGATTGCCAACATGTTCTGGTTGTGGACTTGTTGACAGTCAATACGTAAATGACTCTCCCGAATGGATATCAGGAGTCACAGAAGACGGTCAGGTGAAAGATATGGCCCGCTGTGGTATGCCACAGGATCTAGATCTGTTCTCAGTACAGTGGGGTACGGGTAGCATAATTAATACACGTGGCGCCTCTTACAAGCAAAAGAGGCTTGCTATGATAAACTTTCATGGTTCTATGAATCACAAGGACCGTGCTCTCTTTCATGCTTATAAGGACTTTGACCTTGCATGTGTCCAGATACTTAGTTTAACTGAGTCGGTTGTAAGGGACGCTAAGATCATGTACCGCAAGTTTGGACAAGAAAAGCTTACTCGTGGAGCTGTTCGTACTGGTATCAAAGCAAACTGTGTTTTGTACGCTTGTAAGATGAACAAAGTATCCAGGACAACAAAGGAGATTGCGGATGCTTTCAAGATTCCTTCTAAGGACATCAGTAGAACCAGTCAAATTTTCAAAGAGACTATCGTTGGTAATCAACCAGAAAAACAAAAAGAAGCCCCTATTTGCACCACGCCCCATGATATCCTTCATCGTCTCCTCAATGAGTTTGAAATCCCAGATAAGCGCGCTTGGCGGGTCAAGTGTCTTCGTATGGCTGATGAACTTACAAATTGCATCCCACTTATGGGGAAAACTCCGACAAGTGTTGCCTCTGTTATAATCTTGAAGGTTCTCAAAGACTTTGTTACAAAACAATCTGTCTGTGAAAAGTGCGGTATCTCTGTACCAACCTTGAACAAGATTGAAGCTATTGTAAACAAACACTTAGAGGTTAAGAACAATTAATAAAAAATGAAGTTGTACCTAAGCACACCATGTTACGGCGGTCTCTGTCTAGAGCAATATGCACAGAGCATCATAAATCTTCAGATTGAACTCATGAGAGAAGGTATCCAATTGTTTTTGGATACCACAGAAAATGAGAGTCTTGTTCACAGGGCCCGAAATGTATCTGTAGGTCGCTTTATGCAAAAACATGATGCAGAATATTTCATGTTTATTGACGCTGATATTCACTTTGATCCTAAATCAGTTGTTCATCTTTTGCGAAGTGGGTATGATATCTCAGTTGCTTGTTACCCAAAGAAATTTGTTGATTGGAATCAGGCTGTACGCGGAGTAAAGGCGGGTGAAGAAAAACCAATGGCCATGTTGTCTTCTAATCTAGTTGTTAACTTTGGTGCAAAAAATCTTGCTGTTGAGAATGACTTTATTCAGGTTTTAGACGGTCCCACTGGTTTTATGCTCATCAAGAGGGAAGTTTTCAAAAAGATGGAGGAGCATTACAAAGAACTATATTGTGTTAACGATCATCAGAACCGAGACTTTGATAACTACACAGCTCTTTTTGATTGTATGATTGACCCGGTTTCAAAGCGATACCTCTCCGAGGATTACGCATTTTGTCGTAGATGGCAGCAGATGGGTGGAAAGATTCACGCACATATCAATACAACACTTGGACACGTTGGAAATCTTCCTTTCTCTGGCAGTCTTAAGGAGAGACTTAAAGATGTAAAGCATAAAAAAAGTAATGCAGTTGACAACCATAATAGTCACGAGAAACCAGTCAGTGTCAGTGAAGACCCTCCACACGATTTTGAAATTGAACCTAGTCTGTCTAACACAGAAACACAATAATAACATTGTATTCGTTAATGACACACCATCCGAAAAACACTCAATTATAAACAAACACATCAAAAATTGTGACCGAATCCTATTTATTGATTATAGTATTGCTATAGATGAAGATTCACTTAATAGTATTGTAAGTGATTGGAATTCTCAATGTGTAATATATCCATGTGTTAAGCCTGGTATTGATTGGGATCTTTTTAAGAAAAAAGTTCATGAAGATTGTGATGAACACGTAGAACAATATGGACTCAGTTTTGATACAGAGGTTGGTAAAAAATGCCAAGGAGATTATTATTGGGTTACTAAGACAGATTCTCCAAAGGTATGGGCAGCACAATCCAAGAATCTTCTAAAGGTATACAAAGGATCAAAGTCAATTGATTTTGATTCATACATGAAAGCAGGACTTCGTGTGTCTGCATATACACCCGCAAGGTTAATTGTCACCTATCCTCATGAGTGTATCGGTAATATCTTGGGTGCAGCGGGAGTCAAAAGGAATTAAAGATTAGAGTCTATGTACAATAAATAATGAAGGAGGTTCCAAAAGGTTCACCTCTAGAAAAAGGAATCCTCACGTTTTTCTATGGGTGTTGGGGACGGCAGGCTCCGGTGTTTCCAGGACCCCTGCCAGTTTCCATTGAACGACAACATTTCTCTCAATTGAGAAACAATAAATATCTTGTATGCGAAAAGACTGATGGTACGCGTAATGTAATCGTGTGCTTCATGTTTGAAGGAAAGAAGCATACCGCTATCTTAGATAGAGCCCTCAATATATGGACACTCAATATACAATTTCCTAAAAAAGCGCATCTGGGTACTCTCTTAGATGGAGAGATGCTTCCGGGTGGAACTCTTTTGGTGTATGATGCCGTGTGGGTCAACGGTGAGAATGTTTCACAGTTGAACTTTCTTGAAAGATACGAAAAAATGGAACATATGTGTAAGGGTATTATGAGACTTGCCAAGGATCCAATTACTGTCAAAGTAAAAAAGTTTGAAGTTCTTGAAAAATTTCAATATTATCTAGAAGAGGTTGTACCAAAGTTGGAACACGCCACAGATGGATTTATATTCACACCTGTTAATGAACCAATACGTTTGGGTACACACGAAACTATGTTCAAGTGGAAACCTTTGGAAAAGAATACCATAGATTTTCAAGCAAAGTGGCATCCTTTCATTAACAAATGGGGACTCTATATTCAAGACAAAGGAAAACTCATATTTGAAACTGAATATTATGGACCGTTTGATGTTCACGAGGATGACATACTAGAATGTGAATACAAAGGTCCGGGAATATGGATACCACTCGCGAAAAGAACCGACAAGAATTACCCTAATAATCGTAGAACATTTTATAGAACCTTGGTAAATATCAAAGAGGATATCAAAGTGAAAGAATTCTATTCATTTAAATTGTAATTGACACTTTTTGATCTAGTAAAGAGTTTAAAAGTCTTTCTACATGGTCTCTTTCTTTATCAGATTTGAATTTTATATTATTTATTATATCATCTACTGTAACACCTTCTTCAGAAGGTAATCTTTCTAGAAAGGATTTTATTATTTCTATGTCAACATCTTCAAAATGTTTTCGTAGTTCAAGAGTTCTTATATCATTTCTAAAAAGTCTATTTCTGCGTCCTCTTGAAATTTTTTGACCATTTGTTATATAACTTTCTTTGTTGTTATGTACAAATATTAGATATAAGCTAATCAGAACAATTGCAATTAATTTTAATGTATTCATATATTAGTATATTACAAAAAAATAATAGGGACACAGCAGATAGGAGGGGGTTATTCTCTTTTGCAGATGGTACAAGAAACAAAAGAAATGAATTCTAAAATTATCAAATGCATATACCATGACGAAGGTGTTGAAGAAGTTCTCTCTGACCCTTATTTTATGTACTATTTCATATGGTACAGGAGTGATTGACACAGAAACTTTTGAATATGTTTCAATGATATTGTCAAGTGGATTAACATAAGATATAAGGCTCTGTACGATTCAACTATGACGGTACAAAACACAGAGATGCAAATAAAGAAATATTCAAAAAATTCAGATCCCTCGGTTGTCCATTTGTTTTAAACCTGATGGTAGACCCAAAGGCCTGTGGCTTATTGATGACAAAGAAGAGAAAACACCTCTTTATGAGTTTTTCAAAACAAGTCTCTTAGAAAATTCATGATCACTGGGGTAATGTAATCCCGCAGCTATCCTGGCTTGTCCACATTGTTCAGCAATGTTGAAAAGTTTTTCACGTAGATGGGGATATTTCTTAGAATATTCTCTTGCCACCACAAAGGCTTGGTATGTGTGCCCTGATGGATATGCTGGTGTGTCAGCCGTAACTGAGTGTCTAACTTTGATATCCTTATTCACTTGTGCAGGTCTGGGTCTATTTATAAGATACTTATATAATGATATTCTAGGATTTTCTGAAAGTGCAACATTGTTTATATCACTGACAGGTTCTGGTATAACATCCATAAACGCATGCACTACAGATAGATCTGTCCACACAAAAAGATTTGAAAGATATGATTCGTCATCATGTTCATCTCTTATCTTCTTGACAATCTTAGATTCCTCCACACTGTTTGGGTACAAGAATGACAGTGTCGGATACCACCAAATATAAGATTTTTGAAAAGTTACAAATATTATATATATTATAAAGAACAACTTCAATTTATTTTTTGAAAAAAAACTTTTCATAGCACTTGCATATATTAATATAGTATTTGTTAATTTCTTGAAAACTTTTTTGTAGTATCAATACTCTGAGATCTCTACAACTCCATACGGTATGTTGAGGTGTTGAAATAACCATGTTAATAATATATAAATATAAGAATTATCAGTGTTTGAAAATGCATCACATATCAAACTAATTTATAAAATAACAAATAATAATAATCCTTGGGAGGAACTCCAGAAACTTTTTTTGTAATACAATCATTCTTGTAGTACCATTGTTTGTTGTGACAGGTGTATGATACATAGTGACCTCCACCAGTTGACCCTTGATGTTTACAGGCTCCATAGAGTGTATATTTGTTACGATTTCTGTATGATGAGTTGGGATGAATACATTCTGAGATATCCAACTCTTGTTCTATTGATACACGGTATTTACCTGTGTACATTTTGTATCCAATAATCAATATACATGGCGGAAACCAAAAAGTGTTTCTTGTGGTTGCAACGTTTTGTTTGGTTCCATTGGTGTCTTCAAAATCTTCAAGAACGTTCCATTTAGTATAATCTTTGAGAGAAGTCAATACATCCGTATCCTTTTCTGTGAATACCATAATGTTATTAGTTTCTTGATTAGACCTAGTAGTTTCTGTGGGACAAACAGTTTCTTGGAGAAGTTGACTATAAAATATCTCTTTGACAAGGGTGTGAGGTGATCCAATCGTACACGATTGTCTGATAACTGGAAACTTGAGAGGTTCAAATGGTATGGCCTTTTCAAGGATTTCTAGGACACATAGGATCATCTCTTGAGTATCATGTTGATCAGTGTTGTCAAATTGAGAGTATCTTTTCTTGAACAAGTGTAAAAGTTTTTGGGGGCTTTCTTGCAACATCCCCTTATTGATCCACATCTTCTTGACAACTTTTTGATATTCTTGGGTAAATTCACATTGACCTGTGTACTTGCGAAAGATAAGATAGTTTGAAAGTTGAGGGGTCTGCAAAAGACATTGAAGACCACTATTGAAATAACATGTATTGCCGAGATTCTCAAGACCTTTCATCACTTAAAAACTAAGCGCACTATATTTTTAAATGGAGACACTGTTCAACAAGGTTAAGCCTCACTTCAATGCCCACAAGGAAAACAACCATGTGGAGTTTGAATTAAGGTTGGGACGTATGAATGGAAAGATGTTTGATACTGATGTCGGCAAGGATACTTTTGACAAGATCTTTCGGGCTTTGAAGAAATATGAGGGTTGGGAAGATGTTAAGGAATCATCTCTGTCTGTTTACTACAAAGATAAGTTGCGTGTGACTGTAGATGAAGATAGTGACAATACTGACATTGTGAACAAAATCCCACTTGTCAAAGAAACTCTTAAACTGAAGGGACGACCCTTAGATGTAAGATTTGCAGCGAGCCGTGAGGAACCTACCGAGCAATCTGATGAGGTTATGGACTTCATGAGGAGCAAGAAACGAACATCTTTTGTTCGCAAGAATCTTAGTATTGATATGACAGTGGTGTCTGGACAACCCGAAGATATGGATTGTGAAGAGCCTCAGTCATATCAAGTGGAACTTGAGATTATTGATCCAAAGAAAGTTTCTAATGACAATGATTTATTTAATATAATTCACAAGGTTCAAAATGTCTTGGAAGTATTATGTTGATTCCTCAATAACAATATACATAGTATTATCATCATTAATGTATATTTCAAATTCATAATATTTTTTTTTGTTTTCCTTAATAATTTCAAACTCGCTTAGAGATATATTTTCTTTTTGTACAAAAAATTTATAGTCCATACCATTATATTTTATGTCATCACCGCATATTTCATCATCTTCTATATTTTTACACACTTCTGGCTTTACGAGGATTTCCAAACTAATTTTATCATTTTCAACATCAATAGTATGATTTATACTTTTTCCTAATATCATTACACTCCTATTAGCATCTAAGCCACTTGATGGTGTTATATATATCTGTCTAATTTTAAAATCATTTTCATTTAAAGGTTGAGGTATATCATCTGCAAGACGAGTTACAATTCTTGTTTTAACAGATGCAGTATCATCACCGAAATCAATACCTCTAATTGTGTTTAGTCTTAAAAAAAACCAATAACCTAAAAATCCTACAGTTGCGATTATTAGTAATAATATTAAAATACCTACTACTGCACTCATACTGTTATTATAATCTCTAGAAGTTTTTCAATTATAGTTGAATGTTTCGGGGAATCCATGTACTTTTGTTCGTTTATTACTTTCATAATAAGTTCATTATCATCTTCATCTGCCCAATCACTTGTCAAGTTCTTCTCTTTGATATAATCTGCAACTGTGTAAATAATACCATCTAAAAACTCTTCCCGAGCCATCTCAAGCCAAGAGTTCTTAGGTGTTCCCCATGTTGTGGTGTCCATATCAACTCGGACACCGTGACCATACTTTTTCATACCAAGAGTCAAACGTTCGCGGAGCAACTGTTGTGTAGACATTTTATGTAAAAGAGTTTTTATTTTTTAACACAAAGTGTTGGACATTCCATAGTATAATTAAGATTACCATAATCTCTATCTGCTATTGATGGATTCGTTATAACGTGTCCATTTGCATCAACATTTGTAGGGTAACCTTCTGCGCCCATCTTATGTGTCCAGCTACCATTTTGTTCTTGACGGTAAAAATGAAACTCATAGTGATCCTGTGAAGGATCAATAAATGGTGCAACTTTGTAGTAATCAGAGGGACAGTGTGAACTTGGATATACATTTTTTTCAGGATAATCTTCTTGAATGCTCTGAATCATATCATTGCATGTGTTATCATAATTACCTGTTCCACCGGGTATTTTTTTTGTTGATCTAGTAGGATCTAGATCTCGCATTGCATATGTGTAACATGTATCCATATATCTTTCAACTGATTGACCCCTTGTGATATAATAAAAAATAAGAAATGCAACTAGTACAGTTATCATAGTACTGCTTTATTTAACATATTATTGACAAATTTGTTTTGTCTTTTTCTTTTTATGAGTGTGCATATTTGTTCTTTTGTCATGTCTTTATTTACCATAATACCTAGTTCACGAGCATACTTGGTAAGTGTTGACTTCTTGTAACTGTCACAGAAACGGTTACCAAACTTGAGGCGACCATTTACTGTGTGTACATTTCTGGTATTTGTTATGTTCCTCCCAAGTTCACGAGATCTCTTATGAATGAGCTCGCACAACTTGGGTTTGCTTATGAATTTAGGGAGAGGTCCTATGTTCATTCTCATTGCTAAGTCAATAAGACCTACTTTGGTAAAACGCGTGCACTGTCTTGTACCAATCTTAATACCTCTCTTTTTGTTAATATATGTAACAAATTCAGGGTCAACCTTTGAAACATTTGTGGGTTTGTTTTGACTAGCAGGTATACCAAATAACTTCTGAACATTTTCAGGTACCTTTACACCAGCCATTTGGTATCTCTTTGCCACCTTTGCCCTAATATAATCAATCCTCTTTGGTATCTTGTAACAACAAGGCTGACCTTGGGGATTAGGACGAACATAATATCCTGCACCCTGTGGACACTTACCCTGAAAACTGTAAGGAACAGGTCTGCTTGCCTTTGGACAGGTGGTTCCTCTACGCGTGATATCAGGTGCAGGCATCATATTAAGACGAGCTGGTCTGTTTGTGGGCCCCTTATTTACAGAATTCTGTTGAGGACGTCTGTTGTATGATGGAACCCTGAGAAGATCAGAATCCTTTAGAACCTTGAAAAATCTCTTGGCAACCCCATAAGAATCACGCACATTAAGAGTCCCCTGGATTTGTATAACACCACCCGGTGCACACAAAAACGAAAAGTTTTGTGGACCCTTGAACTTTATATAAAGAAAAGGTGACTTCTTTTTGTTTTTATTGCTTCTTTCAGGTTCGTATTCCGCAGTAATTTCATAGTCGCCAAACGAAGCAAGGTTTTTTGTAAGGGCCTTGTCAAGAATTGTAAACACATCAACAACCTTGACGCTTAAGCCAATCTTAAATTGAGTTGTATTGTTATTTATTGTAAGTTCTCCACCAGATGCATCAAAATAGTGTTTCTTCATAAAATTTATAATTTGTGTGGCATCTCTTTGTGTACCAGTTGTGTAACCACCTGAAAAACGTACACGTCCAGTTTTGAAAACAGTAAAACTCGCACCCTGTGTTCTGTTTGCTCTGTTACTCAGAATAAATTCAATAGATGAAATTTTTGATGGTGGTATCTTTGCATATACCTTCTCGCCATATTCTTGTGTTACTTCAAAAGCTTTCTTGAATTTTCCATAAACCGTAGATACCTTGATAACCTTTATATTATCTTCGGATACAAGCCCCTTCTGTAAAACCGTTTTCAAAATGTCCACGATATTTACCATATCACCAGTATCAATAACACCATTGAACATACCCATGCGTAATTCAGATATGTCCAAATCAAAATCTTTTAGAAAATTCACACGTGGATCAAAAACATCTTTTTTGTATTGTTTCGCAAGCGCATCTGCTTGCTGTCTTGACGCACCAAGCATATCAGCAAGGGTTTTTACGTAAACCATACGAGGTAATTTGAGTCCTGTTATACAGGACCCTTTCAATAATGCTTCTCTTTCATTCATCTTATTCTAAACTAATATTTTTTAGTAGTCACCAGCAATCTCTACTGCATCAGTAACAACATCCAATCCAAATATCACCGGTTGTGGCGGGAACATCCTTCCTTCGTAGTTGCAAGCCTCTGTGCGAACCTCCACATTCTTTGAACTGAAAGGGCCTGCATAGAAGTCTGGATTGAAACGGAAACGCCCAAGATTGTTCTCTGTACAGTGTTGATTGAATATCTGCACAAAGATCTTTTGAGGACAGAACAATTCCTTTCCATAACGAACCTTCTCGGATGCCAAGAAGTTCTGCAGGCTGTTTGTTACCATTGCAACTTGCGTCTGGATGTTTTTGAAGTATACTGGTACAACATTCCAAATATCTTGATCGCTGTATTTTTGTGCATAATCAAGATACGCCCTAATACATTTTTGAAGTATAATTGGAATCTCTGCATCCAACTTATCATCCAGATGAGGGTCTGCATTCATCACTTGTTTGCTAAAATTCCATGGCAAAATACGCCTCAGTACGCTACCCGAGTTGTCTTTCCAGTTAGGAACCTCATTACCACCAAGAATGCCAGGTGTCTTCCACTCCATAGACTTAGCTTTCTCGTATTTGCGAGCCACAGACACATCCTCACCAGATACTAAACTCTGAAACTCTGCTTGTTCCAAACACAAGTCACCTTTCACCTCTGGTGCGATGAACATGAAACCATCACAGATACTTGAAAGACCAAACTTTCTCTCAATGTTGTTTGAGAGAGTCCTTACATCATCCGAATCATAAAACTTTTTGAAAACTTTTGTAATAATTGTTGACTTTCCAGAACGTGCAATACCCTTCAAGAAGGGGATAATTTGCCAACCATCAATTTCTCCAACATCAAAACACATCTTTCCACCCATGACAAACATCCAGTTACAAACCTCTTCTTCAAACTTTTGATAAGTCATGATAGAGTCAAAGTGTGGGGTTGGGATGTCCCTCCAGTTTTCAATATGTGTATAGTCCTCAAAGTTCTTATCAAAATACTTTGAACTCACAATAGTCGGATCAAGATATCCATATTCTTCAGAATCATACTTGTAAAACCTAGAAATCCAACTTCCCTCCTTTGGATTCCATTCCTTCCCAATGTACAAACCATTGTTGAATGACCAAACATGACGATCCTTTTTAATCTCAGGAAATTGCATGTCCTTACATTCGGACAGGTGCTTGATAGCATCCCTTGCATTTGATGCCTTTGCGGTAAGATTCTTCCAAACCTCAAAACGGGTCTCTTTTTGAGCCACACTATGGACAAACTCACCAATAGTCATCACAGGTTTCCATGCACGAGTGGAATATCCCTGCGTGGTAACAATTTGTTTCACACATTGATCCTTATATCTACGAATATTGTGTATATAAGTTTCATTCAGGAAAGCAAGCAAAAGTTGTTGGTAGGAACTAATATCATCTAGTTCCATGGTTGTACAACGAAATAGCGATTGAGCTGTATCCTTCTCAATAGGCGCCCATGTAGGATTATTTATCCTATCATATTGTCGGGCATACCTAAAAATAGTTTCAAAAGCATCATCTGCCATATCAATAAGACGATTCACCCTTTGTGATATCTTAAAACTTGCCCCATTTATATCTTCTGTTTCATCATCAAAAATTCCCAATGCAACTGACCTGTGGTATAGCTCCCCCAGGACACGCTGCTTGCGACGATTCTGCTCCGAAATACGTTCAATATCAATATCACGGGGTAATCCAGATTCATCTAGGTCTGTGTCTTGGTAAAACTGCTTGAACCCATTTGTCAGTGGTACCCAAGGATCTCCCTTTTGATCCAGACGCCATGATTTTTCAAGTTGTCCTATGAAGGTAATCAATTGAGTGCCGTCAAGATCCTGAACTTGATTCTTCAAAATCTCCAGCCGAGCTTCATTTTCATTACCTTCTTGTTCAATGAAATGCACCATTTATTCTATTTACTAAGAGAATTATTTTTCTAAGCCTTTTTTGTAGAGACTGCTGATAAGATCTTAACTAGGATTTTGTTCTGTGTTTCCATAGCGTTTGCAATCTTTATTAGTGCGGTGCACACCGTATCACCCTCTGGTGTTGCTAGAACCTGTGCTAACATCCCACCCATATCCATATATTCTTCTTCATCCGAAGATTCGTCTTCTTCCATATCAACATCTTCCACATCTTCCTCATCAATATCAGGTTCCTCGTGCTTTGGCATTGCTATATTATGGTCACAGAAATTTATGACCTTGATATAGCGCAGTTATATTTGCGTCAGGGTACTGCGTATCTTTATATTCAAATTTTTTTTCTTAGTGTATATTATAAAACGAACAATGGCTGGCGGTCTCATGCAACTAGTAGCTTATGGTGCACAGGATGTGTACCTTACCGGTAATCCCAAGGTGACTTTCTTCCAGGCTGTGTACAAGCGTCACACCAACTTTGCAACCGAGAATATTGAGCAGACTGTGAACGGTACCATCGCCAACGATGGTCGTCTCTCCGTTACCATCGCCCGCAACGGTGATCTCATTGGTGAGATGTATGTTGAGCTCAAGACAGCGTCTGTGTCTGCAGGTGTGACTTACACCTCTCGTGCAGGTGACAACGGAGCAGGCTCATCCACTTGCTGGGTGGCAGAGCGTGCTATTAAGGATGTTGAGCTCACCATTGGTGGTCAGCGTATTGACAAGCACTACCAGCGCTGGTGGCGTCTATACTCCGAGCTCTATCTCAACGAGGACTGCAAGAACAAGTGGGCCAAGATGACCACCGCTTCAGCTGGCACAGACCAGACTGTGTACCTACCCCTCATTTTCTTCTTTAACCGCAATGCCGGTCTTTATCTCCCACTTATTGCACTTCAGTATCACGAGGTTCGTATTGATTTTGATCTTGCATCAACTTTTGACAAGTACCTCAGCACCTCCGTCTTCAAGGTGTGGGGCAACTACATTTATCTTGATACCGAGGAGCGCCGCCGTTTCGCACAGAAGGGGCACGAATATCTTATTGAGCAGGTGCAGCACACCGGCACTGACACAGCAACCAGTGCCAACACCAAGCAGATCCGTCTTTCTTACAACCACCCAGTTAAGGAGCTCGTGTGGTGCCTCTCTGGCACTGACTCATCCAACGCTCAGCTATGGAACTTCACCTCCAATGCAACCACATCTAACGCCGTTGTGCTTGAGTCCAATGCCGCTGCAATCTCTGACTTCACAGGCAGCAACTGTGTGACTCTTTCATCCCTATCAACTGCATCTGGTGTGCCACAGCTCTTAACTGGTACTGGTCACGCAGATCTAGAAACTTCAAGCCATCAGTGGCTTGAGGAGGCTACTCCTTCCGCTAGCGTGTCTGCAGGCCCTCTCAGCAGCTTCAAGCTCATCCTCAACGGCCAGGATCGCTTCAAGGCTCAGTCCGGTAAGTACTTCAACCAGATGCAGCCCTACTGGCACCACACTGGCAACCCCATGCCAGGTGTGTACTGCTACTCATTCGCTCTCAAGCCCGAGGAGCACCAGCCAACTGGTACCTGCAATTTCTCCCGCATTGACAACGCACAGGTGGAGGTCACCATGAAGGATGCTGCTAACAACACGACCCTCAACATGTTCGCCACCAACTACAACGTGCTCCGTATCCAGTCCGGTATGGGTGGTCTTGCTTTCTCCAACTAAATTTAATCTTTTTTCTTTTAAAAATATCCTATGTGTGGCAACCCCACGATTAAGATATCTTACTGAACCTAGTAACATAATCATCCCACCCCTTCTTTGCAATTGTTTCCATGTGACGCATCAGGAATCCCAAACTGGCCCCACTATGATTTCCAGACTCTTTGTCAATCTTTACCATAATGGTCATTATTTGAGGCGTAGCATGCCACATGAAACTCTGTCCATTGAAATTCTTCAGCATGTCCCACCCTCTAGGGGTTTCATTGATAACCTTGATAGCGATAGGTCCCTCATCACGCATGAAAGGATCAGGATGCCAACTAAAATCGTCAGACACTTGCATTGCGTTTTTTTCCTACAATTATATTGTCTGCTAACTTTAAGCATCCATAGCTCAGTTGGTAGAGCGCACGCTTAGTATCTAAGTTCACAAGAACTTGTATTCGTTAGCGTGAGGTCTTGGGTTCAAACCCCAATGGATGCATTATAAAAATATTTTGTTTATTAATTATAATAATAAACAAAATATGGCCGTATTAAAAAATAATAAAGGAAGGGTCCTTGAACCATTAAAAAAGCCAGTAAGAACAAGAAAATCTGGTACTATAGCTAGAAGTCTATTGTTTACTCTTGGTACAACTCTTGCTATAAGGTCTGCAGGGGCCGAACGTACTGCAACTTTTAAAGCAGTAACTCCAATAGGTAAAAATGCTTCTAATCTTGGACGTACACTAAACTCAGTAAATGCCCAAGTAAATCAAGCAACAAATGGTAATGCACTTGCAAATGCTATCGCCCACGGGGCAGGTCTTGTTGCTAATAATGCCGCTGTCGCTGCGTTTGATGGTGCTTTACGTTTGGTACCAGGTTTTAGTAATGAAAATCTAGCTAAAGAATGTTTAATGTTTAATCAGGCCTTTCGTGTAAAACAAAAAGTTGAACCCGGTTATGGTATTGTTGGGATTCCTATAAAAAAAAATAAAATTGTAGAAGAAATTGAAGCTCGTGGTCAACCAGGATCAAGAGAAAGAGCACAAATTTGCCGCAGAGAAGCACTTGAAGCACAAAAACTTGCGCAAGAATTTGCTTTAGAAGCTTTGAAACAAGAAGCAGAATTTGCTGAAAATATTGCTGCTTTAAATGCTCAAAATCAAAGAGAAGCAGTAAACGCAAGAATTGAACAATATGGTTTGGATGAAAAAGCCGCAAAAGCTTATGCTGCGGCTATTATGGGTGAGGCAAATGCAGCTTTAAATCTTGGACGAGCAGCTAATAAAAGGGCACAAGCAGCACAACAAATCGCAGGGGCTAAATTTAGGCAAGAAGCAGCAGAAGAAGCAATGAAAGGAGGTGTAGTGAAAGGTGTTCAGAAAGGAATGGCTGCAGCAGGTCTGATGTTAAGGGCTCCTTTCAATGCGGGGGCGGATGCTGCAAGAGGAGTTGTAAGAAATGCAGCTGGAGTTGCCGAAGAAGCAATTGGAGCAGCTGGTAATCTCGGAGAGGCTGTGATAGACGCTGCAGAGCCTTTTCTTATTAAAGGCGCCAAAGCTATTATGAGTGTTATCGGAAGTTTTAAATATCTTATTGTTGCTGCTGCAATTATAGCACTATTCCAAGTTATTTATGGTGTACGAATGGCAGGTAATGTACTGTTGTCTCCATTTAAATTGGCTTTGATTTTAGCAAAGGCAAGTGCACGTGGTGGAGTATCAGCATTTAGATCTGTTAGAAGTGCTTTAGCCCAATCTACTACAGCCATTAATGAGGAAGAATTGACTCTTCGCCGAAGTGATATAAGTCACGTTAATAGGCAAACCTTTGCTAATGCTACTGCAGCGGATCAAAACGCTGCTAGAACAATGATGTTACTTATGAATGCGGCAAATGCCCAATAAATAATATTCAATTAATAATATATGTTATCAATTCGTTGTTCCACTACTCGCCCTACACATCTTGAAAGACGTGTTCGTTCCATCCAAAGGAAGCAACAGAAGGCTTTCAAGATATTTGTTCGCGATGTTTCTACTATTATCATCAGAGAAATTGAAAAGGCACGTGATAAGATTATTGAAGATTAGAATCATACTACTCATCAAAAAGTTAGTTTATCCACCATTAAAGTAGTTTGCACATTAGTGGTTGTTCCATCAGGACTTAAACCAGATAGAAATCCCGAAGTTGATTCTATTAATTCAGTACCAGACATCTCGCACACTGACAATAGATTTGAAGCCTGAGCGTTTGTTAAAGTAGTTCCTATTAAACCTTCTAGATAACCTTTGCATTTAGTACAAGTGGATAAATCAGTTCCAGATGGAATGACATTTGACACTAGTTGATCAGCGTTCATTGCCATGATAGTGACATCTAAAGCCTTTAAACTCGTTGTGTCTAATAAAGTAGCATTTGTCAATGAATTGTTATATATTTCAAGATACGTAACCTCATCGTAATCATTCGTATCTGAAGGGTCAAGAAGTAAATCAGTATTTGTGAACGTCTGTGGCCTTCTGTAGCCTGCTGCTGGACAGTCTGTCGCCAGGTCCTGAGTTGGGCATTCTACTATACCATCACAGTTAGTTGCGTTAATTACACCTGCCTCTTTGCATATGTCAAGGTTCACCGCGTCTGGTTGAAAAATATTCCATGCCCACTTCTCTGTAAAATTATCGCTAAAATCCCCTGGACCCAATATGACACGTAGGATATATACTACAAGATAAAACAAAATACATCCTAGAAAAATTCCAATGAGAACTTGTTGCATTTTTTATATTATTATATAATATTATATTTTTTTTGATGAGTAATAACAAGTGTCTTGGATCTGGTAAAGTATTTTTATTTATATGTCTACTATCTGTGGTATGTAGTGCCGTTCAAACCCCTATAAGTATTGCGATGAAGTGTTACAAGAAGGACCCTAACAATCCTGACAAATCATCTCTCCCATGTGTTACCATGAATTCTGTGTTTTCAATCGCATCTTGTATAATATGTGTTATGATTATGCTCAAGAGTTGTTAAAAAATGTTATAATATTATAAATGCCAAGGAGTCGTGCCTACACCAATGCGTATAAAAATCTAACTAAGTCTGTAAGACGCAGAAAACCTCTTAGAGCACCTAATGGTAGATTCGCAACACCAGCCCAAATTATTCGTTGGTTTGGAATTGGTAAAAATCAGAAAACATGAACCTTTTATCTAGGGCATTAGAGGTTACGGTAATTTAAGAAAGTCTCCTTCACCTATAATGATGCAATTTCCACCAAGTCTTATGTCACAAACAAATTTCAATATAAAGACCCCCTCACCAAAAAGAATCGTTACAAGATCAGGGCGTGCTTATGGTGTAAACTATTCCTCAAAGCATAAATAAAATATTTGTAATAATATAAATGAAAAGACAAGCTAACAACATACTTTTTTTAAATGAGGGTCCTATAAGCAAAAGAAGAAGAGGGCAATCAGAATTTGTTACATCACCTGTAGTAGTTCCTACTCCTTCTGGAAATGGTTACATGCAAGTGTATCCAACTAATGCATTAATAGTTTCACCAACTGGTGGTGCTAATTATGTGATACCAAATGGCGGTACGAGAGGAATTCTACCAACTGGTGTTATTACTACTCCACAATTATCATTTGCTAACAGAATGAAGCCATACACTCCAAGAGAGCTTATTGGTTCATATACTAAACAAAAAAGAACTGCAGGGGTTAAAAAAAAATCTGCTAAAAGAGCTAAAAGACTACGTGAACAAACAGTTTCAATAAAAACTGCAAGTCAATACAAGTCCCCTGAAGCATATTCTCTCAGAGAAATGTCAAAAGCCAACGGTTTAACTCCTCTACAAAGAAATGCTTTGATAGCAGGTGCAAAAGCAGTTGCGAGCAATCATGCTAAAACTGTAAATGCCAGAAGGAATGGAAATGGTAAGAACGTGAAGAAACCTAGCCTATTTTCTTTCTTAACTGGAAGTAAATGAAGCTGATAGCAGATTTTATATGGTACCTTCATGTTATTGTTGTTTTTCTTATAGCAGGGGTTCCGTTTTTAGGCACCCCTCGGATGTTGTCAACATATAAACTTGTTATACCATTTTTGTTTTTTCATTGGGCTACAAACAATGATACATGTGCTCTCACGAAATTGGAACAATATTTTAGAGGTTGTGGGAAGAAAGAAGCATTTCTTCAAAAATTCTTAGAACCAATCTATATTCTTCCAATGGATTCATTTGGACATATTACAAAACTTATCGTTCTCCTATTGTTCTATTATGTTATGTTTAAGACAAGGGCCTTTTAGTAATAAATAATGAAGGTATACACCGACGGAAGTTGTTTGGGGAATGGTGACAAGTCACTAGGATCAAGACCTGGGGGATGGGCATGTGTTCATGAAACCTTCAAGATATGTGGGGGTGAAACTGACACCACAAACAATCGTATGGAACTAACTGCAGTTATACGAGCTCTTGAAAGGAATCCTAATGTAACTATAGTTACAGATAGTAAATATGTCAAGGATGGTATTGAGAAGTGGATTCATGGGTGGAAACAGAAAGACTGGAAAACATCATCTGGCGGTGATGTCAAGAATCAAGATTTGTGGAAAAAACTTGACAAACTTGTAACTTCTGTCACTCAATGGGAATGGGTCAAGGCTCACAATGGAGACAGACTAAATGAATGTGCAGATTCTTTGGCAAGAAAATGTGCGATGCTTATAAATGAAACTTCTTCAACAAAGCAATATTCATAGGTTTGCGAAACAAAATACAAGTGAAGGCACTACTTATGATAATTGATATGTTTCCACCAACAAAGATAGTAGTAAAACAATACTTAAAGAAATACACCCATGTATGAAAAAAGGTCCTATAGCTCAGTTGGTTAGAGCGTGGTGCTTATAAGACAAGAGATTATGTCTCTTAGATTGTACTCTGTAGGGTTACACCTAACAAGGCACGCCGAGGTCACGGGTTCAAGCCCCGTTGGGACCAGTTATAACTCACCACAAAGAAAGGCGTTTCGTCGCAAGTGGGGAGCTATACCTAAATATGTTCAGGATCATCATGTGATCCCAAAACAGTGGAGGAGACACCCCACTGTTTTGAGATTTGGTCTAGATATAAACAGTAGTGAGAACCTTATTATGATGCCCACACAACTCGGTATGTTTGTATGGAATCTACGACAATGTAGATATAAACATGACGGTGGGCATCATTATTACAATATATATGTGAAGGAGATTCTTGATTCAATGGAAGGAATAGCATGTGAAAAATGTTTTCGTGTTGAATTCTTATTATTTTTGGTATTTCTTAAAAATACATTAAGACGCGGAGATGAACATATACCATGGACTTAGAGTCCGAGATTATTTTTGTATAGAAGTTTTTCATACAGTCGGGCACCTTTTCCTTTTTTAAATCTTAACTTATCTGATAGAACGGGAGCTATACATGAGATTGGTTGATCAATAATCTTAGCAAAATGTGTCGGTTTTTTGTCATTTTTCAATTCTTTATGAAAGTTTTTCAATTCTGGATGATTTTCCATGTCATTACGATGAACTAACTTCATCTGTATTCTTGTGTTATTTATGTTTTCATTAAACGCTCCAGCATGGACAAGATTTGAATCAAATATAATCATTTGCCCCGGTGAGCATTTGATGTTTTCGGGTGGTTTTGTTATGTAAAATTTGTCTTGTTTTTTGTGAGAACCCTCAATAACCTTGAGACAATTTTCCATTGGCTTTAAAAATATTATTAAAGTGTAACTTGGATATTGTGAATTAGTATTTATCATAGTGCCATTGTCATCTCTGTGACACGAACTTAATTGTGATTTTTTTATAACGAAACTATAATTTGGAAATACATAATCAACACCTAGTCTTTTTAAAATAATCTCGTTTATTCTTGCAGATTTTTTTACAAAATCTGCAGCTTTCATATTCTCGTCATTTTCCGCGTATTCTCTTATAAGATTAACCTCATTTTCTGTAAAGACATCTATAAGTTCAAACCCATTTGTATTCAGTGTAGCGTGTTCAATTGGTTTGTACATGTATAAACGGTATACTATTATAAACACTAAGATCATAAACAAAAGCTTCCACATATAACTTAATATATTATATTATTATAATAATGTCTGAATCACTTGTAGTGCTTTTAGTGTTTATCATGTTGACTACTGCCATAATAATAACTTTTGGATATCTGACAGACTGGACTTTTGTACCTTCTGAGTTAGCTAAATCAAGCGACTTGGGGTGCAATGATCCATCAGACGATCTTAAGGCAGAATATCCAAATACTCTATTCTTTAAAGCTAATTACGAGAGAACAGGTTGTACCCCTTCGGTTTGTGAATCTGGTTTTGTCATTGATACAGATACAAATCAATGTGTTATAGATCCTATAAAATACAAAGGTTGTTATTCACATTTGAACTTAGAACATATGTCTCAAGACGATGTTACTAAAATAGTATTTATAAGTTCAGAAAATGATTTATTCTATGAAGCAAACGGAATAGACAGAATATCTGGAGGTGTTGATAAGACAAAATATGATAAATTGTTTGGTACATTATCAGAAGTTAGTGATATTATAAGTTCTGAAGAATTGGGATACATAAACAATAATACAATCACAGGAAGAAAACCTATAGAATATAAATATATAGGATATACTGCTTCTAATTTGATATTGTTGTTTAATCAGTTACCTTATGGTGAAAGGATTACAGATGATTATGCAGATTATGTATACTGTGGATCTGTTGATGGAATTACTAAACCTACAAAGGATGTCTATTTCTCTATCTATGAAATACCATCTTTCTCAGGTTACAGAGATCTATTTGGTATAATGGAACGTAATAAACAATTCCAAGATAAGGAAATTGATGGATATGTATTGGAGTCTTCCACGGAAGAAGAATATCCTAGACAAGACTTTATGTGTACAGGTTCTAAGATGGATGTTTCATCGGGACTTGTTGAGCCAAGTGAATGCAAGAGAATATGTGATGCTAATACAAATTGTAAAGGTTTTACTTTTAATCACCTTGGGTATTACTACCCAACGCAATGGGATGAAGAGAAACCTCCAAACTTAGAAACAGATTGGTATATGTATTATGATGTATATGAACAACCCTATTATATTAACAAGAACAGTTGTATATTTTATAACAACATTGATCATAGAGAATCATCACATTATTCTAATTGTTATATAAAAGAGTAAAATGTGGCTTCCCTTATCAGTAGTCATAGGATCTTATATTATCAGAAGACCCCTTGTAAAAATTCAAAAACATCTTGATAACTTGGAGAAATTTGTAGGCTTAAAGAAGTGACACTATTACAAAGTGGTGAGGTGCCCGAGTTGGTCTAAGGGGACAGACTTAAGCTCTGTTGTGCATTCGCACGCGTGGGTTCAAACCCCACCCTCACTACAAGCCCCAGTAGCTCAGTTGGATAGAGCGATGGATTTCTACTCCGTCGGTCGCGGGTTCAAATCCCGTCTGGGGTGCTTTGCTCCTATAGCTCAATTGGTTAGAGCGTTCGGCTGTTAATCCCAGTCACAAAGTGACTGTTCCAATCACATAGTGATTGATCCTGGGACCGAAAGGTTTGTGGTTCAAGTCCACATGGGAGCGCGTTTGTCCTTATAGCTCAATTGGTTAGAGCGTTCGGCTGTTAACCGAAAGGTTTGTGGTTCAAGTCCACATGGGGACGTACAACATTTATATTAAATTTCTCAATTTAATATAAATGTTTTAAATCTGAAAAATACGCATATGAACTTGAAGCACCTTTTCTTGAATGAAGATTTATATTATTTAAAACATGAACCCCACAGGGTGTTATTACCATTTTTTGGAAAATTAATACCGTAAAATATGGCGGATGGTCTACTTCTATGTTTTCTTATGTAGCCAAATTTAAAATTGTGACACCTAGACATGGTTAATAAAATCTAAGTAATACTATAATAATGAATAAAGGCACTACAGCTATAGGCATAGGACTTATTGTTATTTTACTATTAGCAGGATTTTTGGTTTATTGGTTCCTGTTACGAGATGATAAAACACCAAGTGTAAGTGATCCTGATATTACTCTCCTTCCAGCCGCTAGTTATACAGAAGACAAATTGGATGATGTTAAATTTCAACTATCATTGACGTATACTGCTACTGACATTGCAACTTTAACTGATAGTAATAAAGTTCAGTATATAATAATCAATTTTTCTGACAGTACATCATCTATTAACAAAGATTTTAATGTATATCTATTTGAAGATGAAAGTAGGGGGGATGATTCGTTTTTGGGAACAACAAATGGAAATGACATCTCTATAACTTTAAGTCTTAATGACTTATTGGGTACTGAAATTACTGGAGGAGGTACCTTCCAACCGGTAGAATATATAATAAGTGTTTCACATATGTTTGTAGATTCACCCATGGCTACACCTTCTTCAACAAAATTAGACCTTAATGAACCAGGAGACACAGTAGATGCAGGTTCATGGCAAGAATTAATGCAACTAGTTGAAAATGGAGAACCCGACTTACTTGCCAATTGGAATCCCACAGGTACAATCGCTACAACTATAAGTGATCCAACATCAACAGAATATAGTATAACTGGCCAGGATATACTTAACGAATCTCAAGAATATACAATTGTTAGTAATGGGGACTCAGATTTATATTTTGTGTTTACAGTAAGAATGACAGAAAACGATGAAATTACATTTATTTTATCAGACATTGACAGTTCCGTATATGCATTAATTGGTAATAAACCTTTACATATATTACTAACAGAAGATCCAACCAAAAAAACAGTAGTAATAAAAGACGCTTCCGATGGTGCTGATAATAATATGTATTATAATATTACGACCAAACTGTTTGAACAAATAAACAATCAACTTTTGCTTACTGATGAACATAAAATGCAAATTAAACTTGGAAACGGCAATACTGAAGGTGATTCACTGGCTTTTATTAGTTCTTAAAATAAATAATTATCTATAATAATATGAATAAGAATTTCATTATTTTCGGAGGAGTAGCTTTATTGGTAATAGTGGGAATTTTGTTGTTTATATTTTTAAGACCAAAAGGAAATTCAGAAGATGTAAGTCTATCACCGGCTAGTGGTTCGGTTGGTGTAGGTTCACAGGCTGGTTATACACATGAAAGGTATACGGGTTGGACTGACAGTCAGCTTGAAAACGTTTTTTTGTCAATAAGTTTAGATTTTTCGGCTTTGTCAGACCAAGAAAAACAACTTATTGATTCTGGTAATTTAGGAAAAATATATTTCAAATTGGTTGAACCAAGCAGCGATGTTTCACTTTTTAATACAAATGATGGATTTGAACTAGGCACTTCATTTAATGATTTTACATCTGGTAACAGCTATACAAAAAATGATATTAAAGTGCAATTAAATAATGTTAATACTCTTTCTGGTACACATCAACTCAAAGTATATTATACAATTATGAACGGTTCTACAGAACTTATAAGTGATAAAAGAGAATTAGGGACTGTGTTTGAACTAAATACACAGGAATGGAGTGAACTTTTATCCGCATTAAATGCAGGACCAAATGCAGGTGATTCCGACATAACAGACATAGTTGATAAAATTGGTATTATAACTGTATTTGAACCAAATTTGACTACTGATAGTGATGACATTATAATACCATCAGCTCCGAGTGTGACTCCTAGTACAGAACTTAAAATACACCCAGTGTCAATAATTGATAATGGGATTGGTAGTGCTATTGATACAATTGTAACTTTACAAGGAAATATATTTATAATTAACGGACAGCAATATATTCCTATACTTGAAAAAACGAATCAAACATTTGTGAAATTTAGAAATTCAACAAACGTATCACAATTTTATGAAAATTCTTCAATTGACACATTTATTTTAAAAACTATTGACGGTGTTCTCATTCTTCCAATGCCTGTCCTTAAACAGCCTAGTAATATGATCCCAAATCAAATAACAGAAAATCATAGTGTAGATTTCACTTTAAATGATAATAATACCATTTTTACTAATCATTCAATACGTGGTCAAACTATAGACACGACTAAAAGCCGATCAGAAACTAATGGATATTATTATTTAGAAACCGCAGATCATAAATACCTGGTAGTTCCTAATGATGTGACTATAAATTCAACAACTGCGCGTATTGATGATGATAGTGAATCAATCATAAATATAATTAAAATTGAAGAAGTAATTGATGATACAGTACCGTCTGCACCAGTTTATAAATTAATAGGTAATTCATCAGATAAGCAAATATATTATTCAGAGACTAAGGTAAATTTGTGTAACACATATGCAAATTATGATGGTAACGTACCAGACGATATGTCTGAAACTGCAACATTAGAACAGTGGAAAAATTATTTGGCTGTTCTGGGTTTTTATCCTAATGGTGACGATGATCTTATCCCAACACAAGAGGATGCAACAACATATTCTTGGAGGATGAATTCTAGTAATAAAAATTTTATATATTTAAGATCAGGTTCTATTTGTAGTAATGATTCGTTTTCAAGAATAGCACATAGAAGTAAGAATTCACATGATATACGATTAAAAAGAATAACCGATTAATTATATATATGAAATATATAATACAACCAGTTGTGAATCACACGAATGAAAAAATATTAAATTATATTTGCAGTCAGATAAAATTAGATCAAGTAATACTATCTGACTATAACATATGGAACAAGAAGGTATGTACGTTGCCCTTACCTGGGGAGTACGTCGTTGATAATACCAAGATTGTTATATCTGATATTGATACTTTTGGAACTTCACAGCAAGGTCCATATAGAAAACTTAACATGACACTAGAAACTGATAACATTGATGAATTTTTAAATAATGTTGAAGAATATAATTATACTTTTGAATTTGTAAAAAATAAAACACTGATTTTGGAAAGAGCAAATCATAGTAATGATTGGAAGGTTTGTAACACAATAAAAAAGAGGAGTATGGAAAATATACATCTTCCAATAAATATTGTTGAGCCTTTTTTGAAAGATTTAAAAAATTTTTTTAGTCAAGAAAACAAAGATAAATATGATTTTTTGGATATCCCGAAAACACGTATATACATGTTTTATGGTCCTCCAGGGACAGGTAAAACAACATTAATACATTCAATTGCATCAAAACTTAATAAACACCTGGCCCTGCTTGATTTTGATCAAGAGATGGATGATCATGATTTAAATGAGTATGTAAATTGTATTCCTAAAGATACACTAGTTGCTATGGAAGATATAGATTCATTATTTGTTGAAAGAAAAGTTAATGATACTGTAAGGTGTCCTATAACTTTTAGCGGCCTTATTAACATGTTGGATGGAATTAGACAGCATGACAATCTCGTGTTTTTTTTAACTACAAATTTTATAAATCAGCTTGATCCAGCACTAAAAAGGAGGGTTGATTATTTCATAAAATTTGATTATTGTAAAAAATCTGAGATGTTATCAATGTTTAAAAAATTTTTTCCAGATGAAACTGAAGATATTTTTGAAAATATTTATGATAAAGTATTGAAAAACAAAAATATTACACCAAACATTCTTCAAAAATACTTTTTAAAATACGGTGCAACATATGATAGTATTGATCCAGAGTTTTTTACAGAAAAAATAAATTGTGAAAATATATACTTATGAGTTATAATATAAATAATTTTGATATAAGCACAACCGTTTCTGCTAAAGGTTCAGATGGGACTGTACAACTTTCAGATGGTCAGGGAGAACTCAAGGCTGCTAATAGTGTTACTATATCAACATTTGGAGATATTACAGCCAATGCGTTTATAGGTGATGGTTCACAACTTACAGGAATAATAGGTGGTGGGGGTGGTTCTGTAGGGACACTTCAACAAGTCACAAATAACGGTAACACCACGACAAATACTGTTGAGTTTCAAAATCCAACAACTTCATTAACTGCTTCTTCAAATATAATTGTTACAGGTAATGTGACGGCTAGTAAATTCCTGGGAGATGGTGGTACTCTTTCAAATCTAGCAAGTGTAGCAAAGACTGGGGCTTATTCAGACCTATCAGGGACCCCAGCCCTAGCGGCTGTTGCAACGTCTGGGGCTTATTCAGACCTATCAGGTAAGCCAGGTCTTCAAACAATCACAGAGACTGGAGCAACTACAAACAGAGAAGTAACAATATCAAATAATTTGGTAGTGACTGGGAATTTAAGTGTCACAGGTAATATTGTACAAGCAAATGTAGAGAATTTGGTTGTTGAAGATCCTATAATTCAACTAGCTAACAATTCTGTGAGTGATTCAGCTGACACAGGGCTTCTCTTTGTCCGACCCACTTCTAACCTGGCGATAGGTTATAGAGGTGATGAGGGTGAGGTCATGATAGGGTTTTCAACTAGCTCTGCACTTGGGACAGATCTAGTTCCCCTTGACGATGACCTATGCAATGTAAAGGTTTATGGCAACGTTGAAGCTACTAACTATGTATTGGGAAATGCAAATTTGTTATCAAACATAGTAAACAGTGATATCACCCCAGGTACATATGGAGATGCTACAAATGTAGCACAAATCGTAATTGATGCGAATCGCAGAATATCATCTATATCAGAAGTTGAGGTGTCTGTCGGTACACTTCAACAAGTTACTGATACTGGAAACACAACTTCAAACACTGTACAGTTTACAAACACAGATACATCGTTAGTAACGTCAGGTAATGTTCTTATAAATGGAGCTGCAGAGGCAACACCTTTATCCGTCAAGGGCGATTCAAGTGCCATAATCGGTGTTGAAAGTACAGATACATTGGCTGGTATAGTATTTAGGACTTCAACAACCACATCAGGTCCCCTAGCTCCGGCTATGGGCGTTACAGGTGATGACATAGTATTTTACCCCGGAGCACCTGCTGCTTTAGCTGTTACAATTGATTCTGACAAAGATATGACCGTGGTTGGTAATGTAACGGCTACGAATTTTTCAGGTGACGGTGGCCTCTTATCAAACATCAAACTTCAAGATGTTACAGACATGGGAAATACAACTTCAAACACTGTACAATTCACAAATACACATACTGCATTTACAACAGATCTCGTGTCAAATGTTGTTGTGAAACTTGATCAGTTGTCAAATGTTGATTTTACAGGTCAGACACTAGCAGCAGATCATACTTTGATATACGATGGTAATGATTGGATAAATGATTATAATATCCACAACTTTGTAAAAGTTTACAATGATACAGGTTCACAATTGAATAAGGGACAGTGTGTATATGTTTATGATTCTCATAATAACAATGTTGCAAATGTTGCCCTAGCAGATGCAACTGATTCTACAAAAATGCCTGCTATCGGTCTTATATATGAAAATGTAACGAATGGAAGCGAAGGTGTTGCTGTTGGATACGGGAAAGTTCAAGGAGTAAATACGGTAGGATTTTCAGAAGGTGAAATAGTCTATGTCAGTAATGTAACTCCAGGTAGTATTACAAACACGAAACCAACATTAAATAGTGATTTTATTCAAAATGTTGGTGTTGTTATTAAAGCAGATTCCAGTAATGGTGTGATATTTGTGACCGGTGTTGGGAGAACAAATGACATCCCGAATGCCTCAAGTGTAACCGACAAAAGTATTATATCAAACATTTATGCACAAACGACTACAGATAGATTTGTTAAGATTACACCGGATAATCTAAGAAGCAACTTTCAAGAAATTTCAGACACTGGAAATGTCACTTCAAACACCGTACAATTTACAAACACAGAAACTTCCCTTGTCACATCTGGGAACATAACGGTCTCAGGTAATGTGACGGCCACAGAGTTCTTAGGGGATGGAGGACTCCTCTCAAACATCAAACTTCAAGATGTCACCGATATGGGTAACACCACTTCAAACACCGTACAATTTACAAACACAGAAACTTCCCTTGTCACATCTGGGAACATAACAGTCTCTGGAAATGTGACGGCTTCTAACATAGCTATATCAAACCCAAGTGGTAGCTCACCTACAGTGAGTGCTAGTAATATAATAACTATTGATCAAGAAGGACTTTCTTATAAATTTTTCAAAATAGAGAGTTATACACCAAGTGAATTAGCTGGTATACAGGTAGATAACACCATCACAGGAGGACAGAGTGTCATAGATATATATCCACAATCTTCATCTATTGACATACATCAAAATTTCTCAAATGGTGGTGCAGGTCCTTCTGTTTTTACCCCATACTTTTCAAATCTTGTTATAAACTCTGGAAGTCATTGTGTTATATCGTGTGTCACATACGAATCAAATTGTTTTGTAACATTTTCAGAATTTACATAAAAAAATAAACCCCATTATATTAAAATATATGTACGCGCCTGTGAAGGGTGTAGGATGGTGCATGGGAACCCCCTATCGCAAAAGTACCAATGTATTTGGAAAAAAACAGATTGGTATTTTCAAGGATCCAAAATCTAGTGAAATATTCTTGTTGGATGACGTGTGCCCACATCGTGGAGCACTCTTCTCACAAGGAAAAGTTTTTGAGAATAAAAAAGTTCAGTGTCCATACCATGGATGGATCTATAATGAGAATGGTTTGCTAGAAAGCGTTCCAAGTTGCGTGAATAAATCCATTCCTACTGGCGCAGACATTTCCAAATATGAGGTTAACCAGCAATATGATTTCTTGTGGACAAGTTTTGACAATACCTGTGCCCTACCCCCAGAAGTTAAGGATTTTAGTGATCCCCATTGGAACTATGTTACTGGAGATATTGAACTAGAAGGCAATTGGATGAAATGGATTGATAATGCTTGTGATGTGAGTCACATAAATTTCGTACATGACTTTGCCGATGAAAACAGGGGCAAGGTTTCAGAGTTTAGGGTTAGTAAGACGGACCGGGGGTACTACGAATGTACAGCAAATGTAAGGCCCAAGGCGGCGAGTCTTTTCACACACCACATGCAAGTCAAAAAATCTCCCATATCAATGAGGTTCTACTTTCCAAATACCACAGTCATTAGGGTGAAGCTAAAAGATCCTTATGAGTTTGTGACTTACACGACTGTCACCCCACTTGGTAAGGACCGCACACTTATGACTTGGTGTTTTGGATACAATCTTCCTTTCAATAATGACATAATTATGCATAATTTTGTTGAGCAGATGTACAAGACTATCAAGGAGGATCAAGCTATAATACAAAACATTCCCCGGGATTTTAATAATACAATTAATGTACAAAGTGATACATTTCAGTCTGCGGTGTCGCAAGAACTTGAATATCTAATTTCTATTGATCCAATGGCGGTGAAGTTGACGTAACATTATTATACACTCCTGACCAATCCTTTTCGGACCATTCACCCCATTCACACCATGGATACAAAGGATCTCCTATGAAATGTATAGGATGAACCCCATTATCTAAACAATCCATACATGTAGTATAACTGTCATCCACGATTATACTACATCCAAGCTTTAGACAAACTTGGGACTTTTTTATCTCGTAGTCAGTAAAACTGTCAGTTAGAATTACATCCCTAAAAACATTAGGGTAATATTTCTGTAACCATTCCTCTGTAACTTCCGTTGCAAGCCTCTGCCTACCTGTCACTGCATAAAGCTCATATCCTTGACCCATCATATGTCTAAGATGCACCTGTGATTCCGGAAAAGGTTTCATCTTGGCAAAATCATGTGTAAAATAAAAATGATCCACCATCTTTTTTGATTCTTTTTTTGAAATACCAAACAATTTTCCATAATGATACGGATGTTTCTTGGGGGCGCGAAATTTCGGATATTTCCATCTCGTCATTGTGTCCAAAAAGGGACACAAAACTTCATCTATGTCAATGGCAATCCGAGTTGGGGACATTTGTTATATTATATAGTCATATTTTTAAGATAGTTTTCCCAATCTCTCTTTGTTCCTCCATCATATGAAAATGCATAACCCTTTTCAATCAGCCACTGGGAAATGTTCAAACCTTGGGTGGTTTCAATGTCAACTAGAAGACGGCCATATTTGTCAAATTTTCCACAGTAGACCTTCACTACTTCATCCAATAGAACCTCACGAACTTTGTCCCTAACCATATAACCCCATGACTTTTCCATCACGTTTCGGGTACGGAGCTCTGGTGTATCAATACCCTGGATACGACAGTTCCACTTGTACACAGTGTCATGCCAGAGAAAGCAAATCTTGCATGTATCGCCATCATAGACGTCAACAACCTTTCCAGGTGTAACTACACCATTGAGTGTAAACTCTGAGGTATCCTTTGTGATATGCAACCACTCATTCTTGTCGTACGACATATTTCTAATATTATATTGTTCCTTTACTCTAATTATGTTATGTTATTCCGTATTTATGTTTCTATGTAAAAAAACACTTGAGATAATGTATGTTGTCGGAACTTATGGACCATACTTAATTAAAAAAATAATAGACAAGAAGAGTAATGCACTGGAAAGCACCGCAGGTCAAAATAACCCCGAGGATGAAAATGGCATACAACATACTAAATTATCTTGAAAAGCGTTGTTCAACGCATATTCAACAGAATGGAAAGCATGTATATGTACCGGATGTACGTATTGAAAGTCAGATTCAAAAACAAGCCAATATCATTTCACAAGAATTACAGGCATCCCAGCAGCTTTGCTCGCCCGTTGAGCCGCTCTGGTCAGATTCGGATGACTCCACAGAAACCAACGAGACCAAAATCCAGCAGTATTTACTCCCTGACGAGACCAATCCTCCTTAGAACTTCTGTTCACCTTAGACAATCTTTCGGTTAGACCTTCAATTCTATTGGACATACTCTTAGGTATGATAGCTCCATGCCTACGAATATATCTCATCATACGATGTGGGTCTTTATGCAGAGTAAAATCACTGTAACCCCTTAAACCAAAACGAACAACTTTACCGTTGGGTAACGTAGCTCTGTATTTTTTTGGTGAACCCGGAGGTTCTTTTCTTAGATATATCTTATTCATTTAATAAATCTAAAGATTAAAAAGAGCAATAACGGCAAATGCACACATAGCAACACGACCATTTAGAAGCTCCGCCTCTGGAGTCCACGCAAAGTAAGACTCCTCCTCATTCTGTGTGACCGAAGTTCCCAGAGCTACCAGAGCTGTTACCGCCGCGGCGGTCATAAGGTTGTGAGGGTCCTGAACCTGATCCTGTACACCACCCTCGTTGAGCATAAACTGATTGATGGTACCCCATGTGAGTCCCTGCATGGCTAGACGACCGTTGAGCTTTTCCGCAACATCCAAAATAGCCTTCTTAGACGTAATAGAAGGCTTTCGGAGAACCTTCTTATTAGTCTTAGGTGAAACAGTGGGCTTAATAGTCTGGAGACGTGCAACGCAAAGAGCCATTTCTAATATTAATATGTTCCCTACTTTTAAGTATGGAATCTGTTGCATCCAAAAGTCCAAAACAATGGCACCCTGAACAAGAAAAGATTCTCAAACGATGGGGAGAAAATAGCGCGTGTTATCGTTTTCTTCATTACAAGTCATATCAAAAATTTAGAAGATCTGTCATGAGATACACCTTGCCTATAATTATAATAAGTACAATAACCGGAACTGCAAATTTTGCGCATGAATCATTTCCGGAAAGTTGGAAAGAGTATGTTCCTCTCTTTATAGGTGCTTTCAATCTTTTTGGTGGTATTCTTTCAACCGTCCAACAGTTTCTCAAGGTCAATGAGCTGATGGAGAGTCACCGAGTTAGCTCTATTCATTATGGAAAGTTGTCCAGAACTATTCGTTTGGAACTTTCACTTCCTCTAAGTGAAAGGAGTTATAATGGGGTTGATATGATTGAGTTTTGCAAAATTGAGTATGACAGGCTTATTGAACAATCACCTCCTATCACAGGTGATATCATGTCAGTATTTGAAGAAAAATATCCAGATAAGAATGATGACTTGATAAAAGAATTTTCCAGACCAGAGATTCTTTCAATACATCCTATAAATACATATGAAAACTTCTACAAAACAGACGCAGAAATACAGAGCGACTTAGAAGAAATAAAAATCCACCAGTAATATAATATGGATGCACAAAAAGGTATAACTATATTTATTCTTATATTATTGATAGCATATTTTGGTGCTATAGGATACAAAATATTTTCAAATCTAGATACTTTCAAAGAAAATTCAAAACAGATTTTAAAAAATCCTAAGTTTTGGAATCCTTTCGGAAATTACGATATAAAAGATCTTATTGATATAAGCGATGACAATCAGACAGGTGATGGTGATGGTGATGGTGATGATGTTGTGGATGATGGTTCTGATGGGAATCAAGCGGGTTTAACATGTATACCAGATACAACTGATCCATTTGCACTGTATTATCAGTATAATCAAGAGGGTACGTGTAGACCATATTGTGATTATGGTTATATGTATGATTCATATCTAAATCAATGCATGTTGGATGTTAGTCAGCCATCGTTAGAAGATGGTGAAGTATGTCCAGTAGGTGTTGACTGTACACCAACGTTATCTTATAATGTTGAAGTCTCTCAAATTGTTGAAAACGATGGAGGTATATGTTCTTGTAAAATAATAAGTTGTACTCCGGGAAATACAATACAGATAAATTCAAATTTTGAAGAATATTGCGATCTTTTACCTGTTGGTAGTGGTTGTAGTGCGTCTACAGTTGGTGTAACACCTGTTGGTTTTGATGCTGATAATGTATCTTCTATTCCTAATGGTGTTATAAAAGAGAAAAATGGGACAAGATACTGTTTTCCTACAAGTTGCGATGGAAGCTATGTTGCTGATTGGAATGATGATAATGGTGATGGTGTATGGGACTTTGAATGCGTCTTATTACCAGATCTTATGCAAAATTTTAAAGACACAGTTCTTGATGCAAATTTTATATTGAAAATGAATGAATTGAATGACACTCTAGATAAGATTTCTGAATATAAGACGTCAATTGTTCAATTCAAAACTTTTTGTACTGACAAAATTTATGAAAATTATGCTAATGGTAAATTTTTTCTAGCAAATGAGAATTACACTCTTTTTAATCAGTTTTTTAAAGATAATGTAGCATCAGGATTAGGTGAACTTATTGAAGATCTTGATGAAATAATAAATGCTGTACATACTATTGTTGAAGAACGTATTACTTCTTCTGCAATTACCCATCAAACATTTTTTGACAATTTATTCTCAATTGTACAAGACACAGATGTATGGGGAGGTCAAGATTTTACTGCACTCCGAGATAAAGGCAACAATTACATAGTTATAGCAGAATGTTATACGGGATGTGGTATTCCAGTAAATGATAACAAATTTTTGTTTGTAAGTAGCAGTATTAATGCAACTTATACTACGTTAATAAATCACAATTCGCTAGCTTCATATATGTCAACCACTTGGGGAGATTTTACTGCAATACAAAACGTTGGTGTATATAAAGGATGTAGAGATTGGGCAGTTATGTTAATGCAACTTGATGATTGCTGGGATAACTGTGCTATTCCTTATGATTATAATTTGGGAGGTTCCATTGAACGTGATAACCATGCATTACTTATAGTTCAACCTAGTCTGGATGAACAAAAGTCAAAAACTGTCTCAGATATACTACCAGTTTTATATTATTATGAGGGAAGTCTAAATCATAAAGATTACTATTTGGTCAAAGAACCGCTTGGTTCTTCATTGGAAGAAATAAGATCAGCTAGGTATTCATCATATAGTAACTATTTTGAAAAGATGGCTGATCCTCCTTTCTGGTCGGGGACACTTGTAAATGCAGACGACAACTATTCTTGTATAAAAAGTACTTTTATAAACAATGGTGCATTTGTAAAAAATAAACTTGTTGCGGCTGGAGGTCCATTTAATGAAACAGGGGAATTCTTATATTCTATGAATGGAAAATATACAGGACTGATTGTAAAATCAGGATGCACTCAACACATGTGTTACAAAAAATTTGATCAAAATCCAGATGCTTACTATCAGTTACCTGGTGGCTATGTATATGAAGTACCTGAATCCTTTCCAACTACTACTACAGGATTAGTTATTAGTAGTGACACAAGAATGAAACTTTTAGATTCTACTGACACTTTGTATAGGGTTTTTGATACACCTCTTTTTAGTAGATTAAAAAGATTTTATTCATTTAAATTTGATGTAGAACATGTTAACAAAGGATACCGATTACCTAGAGCAATGAAAGAAGCCTTTACAGAATGTGCACCTTCGTCGGAGTACTTTAATATGTACAGAACGAGGGCACAATGTAGCGGTGGTAGATCTGACTTGCCTTCTGGTACAGTTATATATAAAATGAAACATCAAATGCCTACCACTGCGATGATGAATAGTAAAGGTGTAAATGATCCTGACCATTGGTTTGCCCAATTCTTAGAAGGAGACGCATATGGCGCCGCTTTTCAACCCTCTAATCTATTAGAAACTTCTTTAAATTTTTATGGACCCAATAGCGAATATGATCAAAACCTTATTAATGAAGTTAGTGGTCATTATAGCGATGGATATTTAAGATTTGATTAATTTATAAATTATAAACAACAGCAATACCAAGATAAACAAATTAAAACTAACAACCACATAAAGAACAGGGTAAAGGTATTTTTTTACCTTGTCTGTTTCTAGGAGATTGTCAAGAAGTTGTGATATAATATCATCCATGGATAAGTTTGTTAATATTAAAAGTAACCCAGATTTTTTCTATGTTCGGGGAAGACAGGACATTGCAAAATCTCTATGGGAAATAGTAAATTCAAAAAAGACAATATGTGTATATGGAAAACCTGGTGTTGGGAAATCTTACTTGGTAAAAAAGGTTTTAGGTGATGGTAGATTAGAAATTGATCAAAACACTCTCAAATCAAAACTATTAACCCAAAACTTTCTAGAAAAAGTTAAATATTCTAATTCAAATATATTGATTGATGATTTTGACCCTGATCTACCTGGATCTAAAGAAATTGCGGAAAATACAAACTCATTATCTAAAGGAGCTACTGTAATAATATGTGATAGTGTACAAAAGATAAATTTTTCAGATTGTTTAGAGATTCCGGCATTTAACGAAGATGAAATAAATGTTTTATGGCCAGGTCATCCCGAAGCGTCACGAAGATGTAATGGAAATCTTCATAACTTTAATTTTTATAAGCAATTTTCTTATGACAAAGATACTTTTAGAAATCCCAAAGATATCATAAACGATTTACTTACAAAAAAGCAGTCTACGTATATAACAGATTCCTTAGAAGAACACGGGCACAGTATGAGTGTTGTTCACGAAAACTATACAGATGCAAAAATAGACATACATGAAATGGTAAATATAGCAGAAGGTGTTTCAATGGCAGATATATATGATACAGAAATATACAAAACAAATTGGGAATTCATAAAATATTTTCAGGTATCTGGTATTGCCGTTCCATGTTATTATATTAACGGAAGTCTCAAAACAAAAAATATTCGTGCTGGTAGCTGTTGGTCAAAACACAATAACATGAAGATGCGTCATGGAAAAATAAGAAAATTTAAATTGGACATTAATACCTTAGTCTGTATATTAGATTTTATAAAAAATGATCCAAAATTGGCACTTCATTATGATATTCAACCCTCAGATATTGATGTGTTAAATCACCTCCGACTCAGACAAAAGTTCAAAGCGTCAGAGGTTCAGTCTCTGAAGAAGCGTATTTCCGCCTTGTATCAATAAATCTCTTGATCATAAAAAGTATACAGATTCCTATAATTCCAAGGCATATGAGAGACCCCCCAGAAAGTTCCGGAAGCCAACTCACTGGTGAAGGTTGTTCATATACCCTTTTTATGCGCTCATAGTCAACCACTGGTAACATACTTAAAATTTAGACTCTATTATATTTCAATGGAGTTTCCCACACTTTACTCTAGAGACAAATCTGGGAGGATAAGATTCTGGAATCTAAAGGTGCAGAATAACACAATTGTGAGAACATGGGGTCTTGAGGGTGGAAAAATTACTTCAACCTCCAAGTTTATTGAAAAAGGTAAGAACCTTGGGAAGACGAACGAAACATCTGCACAAGAACAAGCACTTTTAGAATCCAAGTCAATATTTAAGAAACAAAAAGATGATGGTTATCTTGAATCTCGTGAAGAAGCTGTCAAAGCTGTTCATATTTTCCCAATGTTGGCCCATAAGTGGGAAGAAAAACAAAAACACATCTCGGAACCATTCTGGATCCAACCAAAGCTTGATGGTGTACGTATGCTGGCAACCCGTGGTTGTGTTATTTCCCGGTCTGGCAAACCTATTCTTCATCTTGATCATATTGTCAAAGAAGTTGATAGTATCTTGAAACCAGGACAGTACCTTGACGGAGAACTTTACTCACATGAACACTCATTTGAAGA